TGATCTAGCTTTAGGCGTCCATACCTGCGAAGTTGAATGTCGAAAACAATGACATGAGTATATTTCTCTAGCGATCCGCCTGTATTATTCGTGCCATTCACAGACACCAAAATGTACCTGTTCATGTATACGTAAATACTGGGAACCTCTGTAGCCACAATCTGAGCTAGAAAGGTATTAGTAGTCGAGTTCAGAAGTTCCTGCACAGGATTCTTCGACATGAAATCAGCTACCTCAGTAGCAAGCGGAGTGCTCTGATTACGCTGCAGAAATTTAATGTTCTTATTCTTCTCGATTACATAGTGGCCAGCAGTGTCTACTTGACCAAAGAATTCCCAGCGGCGCCCACTAAAGAGTCCAGTGGAATCAGTGACCGCTACAAACTTGAAGGGATAGCGAGCATTGCCTGTGTATTCTGCGTACAGAATGTTATTTTGCGCGTAGAGATAAAACCCATTAAGGGTTTCTTTTACATAGATTAATGCATCATCTGAATTGTTCGGATCAATCTGGCCCGCACCGGAGACTAGAGAAGACGTGAAATCTGTGGGCGTTGTGGTAGAGGACCAATAAGCAGTTGTGTTGGTGTGAGTGATGAGATAGTTATTGCTTGCACAGATCGAGATCTTATCGCTCAAAAACAGGGCAGGGAGAACTGTAGCAGTAATGTTTGTAAGAGTAAGTTGCCCAGAAACACTAACTGTTGCAATATACAGTTCTTGCACCGTAGCTGTATAACAATAAAAGTAACAAACACCCTTAATTACTGCAGTGCTGTAGATGCCCCCAGAGACTGCGGGAGTGCCTACAAAAGTAACAGTATTAGTTCCATAGGGCCCAGCAGTAAAAGCTCCTGTATTCCATGCGTACAGAGGAACATTACGCACACTAAAGTCATAGAAAGAGGGGCCAATAAAGGTTTCCGTGGCCCGAATATCGATTACCTGTCCAATAAATGCGCCGACCGATGGCACAGTCATTGGAACTGTGGGAGCCCAATACCCTACACTCTGATACCCATTATTCGTAGGCATCACATTCTCAAGATACAGCGCTTGAGGAATACCTGCATCGAGTTGCTGACCTGTGGGATCTACTCGCCGATCATAATTGTTATCTGGCCCAGGAATGATTACAGTTCTGCCGCCATCCGAAATCGTCATCGGATAGCTAGCAGAAGAAAGATTTGCGCGATAAGCGATAGCTGCCATTTAGAGCTTATTTAATTAACTTAGATTACTAGGTGACCCAGGAGTTCACGTCACGTAGCCTTGTATTTCAACCACGGCTGCCGACGTGAGCCAGCCGCCTGAGCCAACCACGCGGAGCTGGTTGTTTGTGTTGTCGATTATCAGTTGCGGAAGCGTGATGGTGCCATTCTGCCAAGTGTTCAGGGCAACTACTTGCGCATTGAATGCTGCATTTAAGTACCTTGTGGCGCTTGCTTGATCCCCAAGAGATATATTGGTAAATCCAGAGGCGTTGGCCGTAAAATACATTCGGATTGCGCTAACTACCAGTCCAAATGGCAGGTATGCAAACACATTACCGCTGACATATGCTGTGGTCAGCACGTAGCGCCGAGTAAACGGGCCTTTGCGCTCATCCGTGCCCGCAAAGTTTGTGCTGATCTGAGAGCTGGTGACAGGGCCAGTCGGCCCGCTGATGTTTCTGCCCAATATAAATGCTGGAGAGTCAATCGGAGCATGTCCGGCCGGAACATTTACTTGCAAAGCAGTGGCTGAGCCTAAATAGACATCATCAATCCGACACGGGAAGTGAAAGCCGCCGCCCGCAAATGTCGTCGTGGTCTTGTTGATCCAAATGTCACTGCCGTTTGTGAGAAACTTTCCGCCAATAGTCCTCACGCCGGTGCTAGCTGGATTGGCTTCCTTGATTTCGACGTACACCCCAGCCGTCACGTTGCTCTCAAACTCGCAATCAGGCGAACTGTAGAACGCGGCTTCTTCATGTACCCGCACGCCGAAGGTGCTGTTTTCTGACACCGACACGCCATGCAAGCCAAAACTGCCGCCCGTGCCATCTTCGTTAAGAGACAAACCAACGATTGAAAGCCCGTAAAAGCCGCCAACAAATCGCGTTTGACTTGGGTTATCAGGCGCCGCCCCGCGCGCAATCTTTACGCAGGTTCCGCAATAGGTCACGCTGTTGTTGACGAAGTTGTTTAAGTAGGCAATACCCGTCAAGTTAATGCCGTCCGTAAACCACCGTAACTGCATGCTTTCAAACAAACATTCACGGACATGATAATTGCCGCTGTTTACAGCGGTGTCGCATCGCGCAAATGCCACAGAAAAGCTGACATCGCTCGGCCCTTCAGCATTAAGCCCAACAAACTTTACGCCAAGGATACCTTGTTCCCCAAAAGCAAACTGCCCAGCACTGGCTCGGAGTAGAAAACAAGCCTTTCCTGCGACTGTTTGCTTTAGCCCGTTAGTCGCGGCTCTCACATACAAAGCCCCGCCGTTCGGGCCGTACACTGTCAGCCGCTTTGTAATGATGATTTCATCATTGATGCTGTACAGACTCGGCAGGTATATTGAGCCACCGTCCGCGGCTGCATTAACTGCAGCTTGAATTGCTGCCGTGTTTACTGACGGCAAAGCTAATGTGCTAGCACCGTAAGCCGGGTCTTCGACGTTAATTGCTGCGCGCCGCAAAATGCCCAGCATCGCGCCGACATTGGTGCTGGTACCTGGCAAGCCGACAAGTTCAGCGCCTTTGCCGCTGGCCGTGCTGGCAAAATCAGCATAAACTATTGCACTAAGTATCGGAGTAGTAGGATCCCAAATGGATGCGCTCATCTTTTAATATCCTTGTGCTTGAATGTTAGATCCACGAAGCTCTGCAATTTGCAGCAGAGCAAGATTATTAAAAACTGCAAACTGATCAGAGTCGCCAATGGCTTTAAACACTGTGGCCGCAGCTTCATATACAATTGCATATGGATGATCCAAAGCAATCCAAGAACTGTATCCAGCTTCAGTGATTACTGGATTCAAGTAGCAACCTAGAATGCTGTACTGAAGTTGCGTAGAGGAGCGAACTTGAATAAGACTGCCAGCTACATAGCAGACATCAGTGCGATTTAAGCTATATCCATCTAGAACTATTTCAGGAGCAATCGGGTCAATAAACTTACCTTGCTCCGTGCCAGTGACATCAGTTTTTCGCAAATACTTAAAAGCTCTCCATTGCGGAAAAAGTGCTCTATATTCGATTTGCTGTAAGTATTCAGCAGTTGTGAAACTGATTCCAGTCTCAAAAATATCTTTGTAATAGTAATCCGATTGATGCATTTTCAGAGTGGCTGCCCGAACTCCAGTCAAAGTGAGGCCCACCAAATCAGGACGATTAGTGAGTGTGTAGACTTCTTGAATGAGTTCGGACAGCGTCATGAGAATTCCTGATTACTTCGTAGGAACAATAGGAGTTGCAGTGGCAGTTGCAGCAGTTACTTTTGCCATAAGTGCGACAGCTTGAGAGGTGCCCGGACCTGCACCAGCCGCAACAGGAGCAATACTAGAAGTAGACGCTGCATTCAGCTTTCCTTGATCGGATTCACCACGATCTTGTCCCGGATTCAGTTGTTCTTGGCGTTGCTTTTCAAACTTCTCAAAGAACATCTTCTCCAAGGCCAGCATCGGATTCGCCTGTTCTGCACTAATCGTACGAGCCTTCGGATCAATGTAGATCGAGCCAGCAAATCCATTAGCTGCGATTTCTTTATCCAAAAATTCGATGTAATCTGGATTAGAGGTGATGAACATTCCACCTTTGAAATGCAGAGAGTGCCCACTAGTAGTGGTCACCGTGCAGAAAGGCATAGCAGATTTGTAAAGACGTTGCTCAATTTCGGTTTCAGACATGTTAAGACTCCTGAGTGGAAGGGTAGCAGCAGTTTAGTGAATAGCAAACCACTGCCAGAAAACTATTCCCTCAGGAGGATCTCATCCAGAAATGAGGGTAATTCTATGAGGAATTTGTGCCAATCTAGTAGCCGCAGCAGCGTCCAAATTCACTTGCCCAGTAACAGGATCTGGAGTGAGTTCTACGTCTGCTCCTTCCGAATATACCGTGATACTTGAAATATAGCCCGGATCAGTGGGCTTCATTCCAGGAAAGTTAATTTGAATAACTGCCATTTCAAGCTCCTAGATTAGCCAACGGCTGCTGCTGTCAGGTTGGTGATAATTGCATTAGCCGGAGGATTCTTCACAACGCAAGTCATTTCCGTAGTCAGAGTGCCGCCAACAGCATCAATACCGTTGTCAACAGCTTGACCACTCAGGTTGAATTCTTGCTTCATGGTCTTACGGCCACCAAGATATGCAACACGGAAAGTGCTCAGATCCACAGCAATTGCATACTTGCTCCAGTCAGCATTGCTATTGAAGAGCGGATGCTCAATCATGCGGAAAGAGCCACGAGCAATGTTGAAAGAGCCAAACTGCAGACCGTAGTTCGTCTGACCATTCTGGATGAAGTACGTACCGTTCACTCGGCCAATGTTATTCAACACTTTCCGAGCTAGGCCGCCAACAAACAGAACTCGCTCATTACCAACCTTCGGATCGGTAGCTTGATTGAAGACAGGATCCAGAGCAGTTTCCAATTGCGTGAAGTTTGTCGTACCACCAGCAGTAGTGTTGTTAACAACGCCACCGTAGGAAGCAGGATAGTACGTAGGATTCAGAATGATGTTCCGCAAACCATCCATAGTACGGAACGGCTGACCGTTACGCGTACCTTGCGATTTCGTACCAAAGAACAGAGCCTTTTCAATATCTGCCGCGTGGAAAGCTGCACAATCCATACGGTTCTCAGCAACCGTAGTATCGCCAGCAATCACTTGAGTAGCTTGAGCAGAACCACTCAGTGCCCAAGTGTTACGGAAGATTTGCGTCAGGTTGGTAATACGAACCGGATTGATTTGCAGAGCATTCGGACGAACCGAACTTTCTTCAAATGCATTACCGACTTGATACAGATTAACGTCGTTGGCAATCGCGGCTGCGGTAGTACCAATTCCTCGGGTAACTGAAACTTGGGTGGAAGAAAGGATCGAGTTGATGATAATAACTTCACCAGTCGACTCTGCGCGCATCAGCATACCAGGCAAAACATCTGCCGTGGAAGCAACAGTGAAAACAGTATCTGCGCCACTGGCAACTGCTGCATCCAAGTTCAGTGCAGGAAAGAGCATGGTCTTCGTGAAGAAGCCATGTTCAACTTGCAGAGCAGTTTCCGTAGGAAGCATAGCAGTCATACCAAACAATGGCGCTTGGCCATTGGGCATGAGGCGAGTAATAGTGGCTGCAAAGGACTTTGCTGCAAGATCTTGCGTAAAGCCAGTGCTACTGAAAATTCCGGTTGGCATTTTAGTTCCTTTAAATCAGAAGATTGTGAAGATGATTACAGACCGCGCCACTCAACAGTGGTCGCAGTGAGCCTAGTAACCAGCGCCATAGAGAAAGTAGAGGCAAGTGCAGAAGTTCGACCTGCCAAAGTAACACCAGTTCCTGCCGCATACGTACCAGCAAAAGCCGGGATAATGGAAATCATTACCAGAAACGTATCGCCAATATCCATGCCAGGATTTGCTGCCAGGATTTGCGCAGCGGTAGGCGTAGTCACGGTACGGCCAACAGTGAATCCAGTAAACTGAATCAAACCAGAAGCAAGTTGCGCAACAGTAAGAGTTGCGTTTGCGTCAGTTGCAATTACTGTAGGCTGCAAGTGAGCCAAAAATCCATCGCCTTGCCGGGCTGGACGCGGCAAATCAATTGCACTTTGGACCATAGTACGAAGAAAAGACATGATGAGAACTCCTTGAAGGAAGATTAAAAATTAAGCTCTGCCTTCCACATAACTGTCCCAATCAGTTTCCTGTTTAGATGGATCAACTGTCTTGGGGGCAGCTGGAGAAAAGTCAGCAGCAGCATTCTGAAGATATTCCTTAGCCATTGCATTAAGCTCTGCAGCGGTGGCTTTCGGGTGTTTTTGCGCCAATTGCGTTTGAATTGCTTCAACAATCGGAGCGACAGAGGGCTTTTTGAATGCGGGATTATCTGTCATCAGATTCTCTCGCATCGTTTGCTTTTTAACCAAGCCAGGGATCTGTTCGAGAAATTCCTGTCGGGCTCGGGTGACTTCGGCCTCAATCAGTTTTTGAGCTACCACAGTGGATTGCCCATAAACAGTTTGAGAAGTCTTATTGAGAAGATTAGCAAGTGCTTCAATTGCACCGTCACCGCCAGCAACAATTTTTGCGAGTGATTCCTGATCCAGGACTCGCTTGAAATCTACTTTGCCAGCAGCTTCTAGCATTTTTTCTGGAGTCAATCCTTCAGATTGTTGCCCAGACTTGCCTTCATCTTGTTTAGCAGGTTCCCACAGGTCGGCAAACTTATCAGCAGGGGATTTGTCAGCAGGTGCTACACCAGAACCTTCAGGAACTACACCATTAGGAGCAGTTTGCTGAGATTGCTGAGTTCCCGCAGGTGCAGGATTTTGTGCAAGATTATTTGTAACTCCCGACTGAGCTTGTTGGGGAGTGGGACGGTTACCAAAAATGCGTTCCATGAGAGACATGAGATATTACTCCTGAGGGGAATTGGACTGAGGGAAGATACTAGATCCGGTGTTGATGTTAACCTTCTGAAGCCCTGGATCTAGTTTGGCTTCGGCTTCAGATGATGCGATGAGAAGACCTTCTAAGGCCTGCATTTTTCCTTTATAGAGAGCCTCCTCTTGAATGAAAACCTGCGGGTTAGCTGGATCAAAATTGAGATTGATTTTCGAGAGAGCTGCATAGGCGATCTGATTCTGAATCACCTGCTTTTGCAGAGCGGTGAGAATTGCTCCTTGGAGAGTTTCTCTATCAGAAAGAATCCAGAGCTGGAAGGGATTTTCAGGATTGAGAGATGCCATGTTATTTCTTCAGAGAGCTGATAGCGGAAGGAAGAACTTTTTCTACAGAGCGTCCGATGACATAGCCGCCGAGAGCTAGTTCTACAATGCTCCAGAGTTTGATATACTCTTCTTCTGCCAGATTCGGGGCGGCCCATCCAAACCAACGAGCCACAATCAGACCTACAAAGATAAGCATTGTGAGAGGTCGCCAGTTAGCTGCAAGCCAATGGTCAGAAGCCGCCTCAGTTTGAATGATTCCTGCTTGTGCTGTGAGAACAGTAAGTTCTCCAGACTGTGCAAGTTTCAGAAGCTCTAGTCTCGCAGTTGATTTCTGCTCTTCAGAAGGCCAAAGCCTATCAATAAGCTGAGAGCCAATACCAATTGCGGCAGTTACTGGATCAAGTGCCATTTTATTTCATCCCTTCGTGTTCAAGAGAATAGTGGTTTCCATCGTGGAATCGCCCTCCCCAAGTTCCTCCGATAGATTCCCAGAATTGCCCGAGAGGAAGATGATCTTCAGTAGCTGAGAGAAACTTACCGGCTTTGAAGAGATTGATATCTTCTGCAAGACGGATCTTATGAAGAGAGCGAGACTCTCCATAACCTTTCTTTTCACCCTGCTGTCCAAAAACTCTAGGATCTCGGAAGCCATCTCCTTGAGTGATTTCATATCCACCCGCCCAGGCAAACTCATAGAGTTTAGTTTTCATACGCATAAAGCGTTGCTGCTTTTGCAGAAGAGTTTCAGACTGCGCCATTTGTCATACCTCCACCGGAGCCAGGATTAGAAAGTTGTGCACGCTGTGCAGTTTGCGGATTCTGCATATTCGGATCATAGCCGAAGTCTGCAGGTTTAGGTTGAGGTTGCGTAATCTGCTGCCCTCCCTTAGCTGCTTCCATTGCAACCATATTCCAGGATTGCGTTGCCTGTTCGTAGGCTACTTGCGCAGGAGACTTCTCGAAGGCACTGAAGTCCACATTATCGATCTTCATCAGATACGAGAACATCGGAGCAATATTGTATCCTTGCGCCAGAGGTGCAGAAGATCCAATAACCTGCATAGCGATCTTCATGTTATCGCCAGAGATCACTTTATCAGAAGGAAGCAGGCCGTCAGTTACCTTGAAATTGATGATTGCTTTCCGAAGAGCAACCGGATCAACATCTACCACAGTTTCCTGGGAAGGAGAATAAATAGAGGCCGCTCCCTGATATTGAAGCATGTTCAGTTTCAGGACTTCTTTCATAGGAGTGAACACTTGAGCTTCGTAGAGAAGCGCAGTGATCTGGTCCTGAGAAGTAGCATTGGACATAGTGGATTCCCACTGTCCATCTGTTTTATTTCCCTTAACAAACTGACCTTGGCGAGCTGCGTTCTGTCCTTGAAGAGTATTACTGAAACCTACAAGAGCTTGAATCTCCTGCATGTTAATGCCAGCTTGATCATCTCTGAAAGGGAATTGGTAAACAGCTTCACCGACAGGCTTACCATAGGCAGAAGGACGAACAGGAATCTTTGCACTAGGATTCGGAGAATTCATATGTCCTTCCGAAACTCGGGAAGGATCATACAGAACTCGATCAGTCACTGCGCGCCTGCGTCCTGCCAAAACACCATTCATTAGTGCAGAAGCAGTCTGCTGGAAAGGAAGACCATTAGTTGCCAGGGACTTAGTCTGGTAGGAGAGGCCATCTTCCGAAGGACAACCGAAGAAGACAGGAATTTTCTCATGTGCATTCGTCTGGCGCTCTGCATAGATGATCACGCTATGGTTAACGAGGATCAGTTTCCAGACTTGTGGGGTATTTGGGGCGGGAACTCGGAGATTGAAATCTGAAGGAATGATCCGAACATATTCAGTGGATACTTCGTAGATTCCCCTGTAGGAGATCTTTCCGCCACGAGCATTTACCAAACCTACCCACGAATCCCAATCAGTATATCCGATAGTTTCAGGATCGATCAGTGCTTTCGGATTGATCTGAGGCAGGTAGTAGGATGCACCATACATACCTCCACCAGATACATTGAGCATCGAAGGAGATTCGAAAGCAGGTTTGATGTTCTCAATAATCTTATTGTCAAGTCGCTCGATGAAAGTTTTTAGAGCAGTACGAGACATGAGTTCCGTGTGACCTACGAACTCTCCCTTTTCAGGAATCAGGTACGGATCTACACGGCAGTCGAAATAAGTATTATACGGATCCCAGCGCTTCAGACAGTTACCTGTCCAAATAACTTCTTTTGGCTTACCTTCCTGACCACCACGATAGGAGACATCAGTTTCCAAGGCGGCTGTGACAACTCTATCCCAGTGGACTTCAATAGCGGAGAGTTTATATTTGAAGCCGTCTTGGAAGAAGAGCAGGAGCTCTCGAACCCAGGAGCCTCGAACAGAATTCTCTTCGATCACTGCCTGCATCTGTTTTGCAGCATCGATGAACTGAGGAGCCGAAGTGACTCCAAAGATAGGATAATCTGTAAGGAAAACTGCTGCCTGATAGGCAACTGCTGCTCGAACCTGTGGCATGATCACAGGAACAGTGATGTTCTGAATCTTATTCGAGTCGCCGTAGGCATTAGCAATCTCTGCTCTACGGTTCTCAAT